TGATACGATCTGGTATTTGTTGTGGTACACCTGTACCACCATTAGGATGGTTTCTATATTGACCGTATGTCATCCATGTGTTTTCATCAGAATAAACATTTTCTAATTTTTTTAGAACGTTATTGTCATATAACCAATCATCACCGTCTAGCGTAAGAATGATTTCATCATCATTACAGCTGTGAATCATATTATACAAATTAGCTAAGGCTCCAATTCTTTCGGAGTTTTTTATTAATGTGCATATATCAGCTTTTTTGGAATCTAAAGCTGTTTTAGACGCCCTTTCAAAGGTATCATCTTTTGAGCAATCATCGGTAAATATAATACGATAATTTTCATAATCTTGTTCAAGACAAGAAGTAATATTTTTTTCACACCATTTACTATTATTATAGCTCGGTATGATAATTACAAACTTTCTTTTATCAGAAACAAGATATGACGATGAATAATCAATATTCGATTTAATACTATTTGTAACTATATTCTCTATAATAATGATTTTATCAATTAGCACTTCACCGGAGCCGTCTGCAAGCATTGCAATATTTAATATAAAGCTGCCAGGGTCTTGATTTTCGGTAGTTATTTCCGTGTTTATATTAGATGTTATTCCTGTCGCTATTGCCGGATAATAATTTATTTGTTTGTTTTCGCAGCCAATACCTATATGTATTTTACCGTTTCCGTTTAGTTTTTTTAAGCTTAATGTGATAATATATTTTTTATTTGGAACTAAATCTGATATTGGGAGCGAAAATACACCACCAGTTTTTAATAATAGATAATTTTTATTATTACTGTTTATTAGCTTACCTGTTTTTGATGCATTCGTATATGAACGAAATCCGTTAAAATTATTTGAGTTGTAAACTATTTTTGACTGGTATGTAGTTATTATATTTTGTTGTGTATAAATGATTTGTTGTGCATTTAATTTATTATTTGATAACTGTGGTTTTAAGCTAGTAACCTGCGATTCAAGCGCCGGACCAGGTAAATCACGACGTATTACAAGCTGCTTATCAGTATGTGTATAATTTTGTTCATCAATTGTTAGGCTAATAATTTCACAAGCTGCAAGGAACTTGAGCTTATCTCCTTCTTTTATTGACATATCGGCTGGTATAGTTTCGATGTTTTTAACAATAGAGCTATTTTCTATATATGCTCCTTCGCTTGCAAACAGCCTATCACCTGCCATTCTCAAATGTTCATATTTGCCGCATTTAGCTATCAAAACTTTCCAATTATTACTCAAAACAGTATCCTCTTTATTGCAACTAATAGAAACACCAAATATACAAACTTCGCCTAAACTATCTGCTGAGCGTGATATTTCTAGACCTGAACATTTTTTTAAGTCAAACGATTGTGATATCTTAGATAATACTGTTATATTGACATCATTTCCATCAATATTTATTGTAATTTTACCATTTCCTGATAAACGTTTTGCAAATATTTTTAACGAATCTATATCGTTAAAATCTGATAAATCAAAAACAATTTTGCCGAACCTTGGCTCTAATATCCATCCGCCGTCATACCTTGCAGCTTTGTGTAAAGATATAACGCGTTTAAGGTCTTCTTGATATATTTCTTTTGTGATCATATTTTTAAGGCTTAAAAGGTATATATATCGGCTTTTTTCTTGTAGCATATAATCTACAATTTTCATTAAACTTTGTCATATTATTCGCGTGACTATTTGTCTTAAATGTTCTATATTCGCCAGTATCATTCTCTCCTTCTCCAAGGTGTTTGCCGTTTTCTTTTATATATCCAAGCTCATATCCGGCTACTCTGGCTCTCATGCCCATATCTGAATCGTCTTGACCGTATAAACCCATTTCAGTATTAAAAAATCCAAGCATTTTATGAAAGCTTTTTGGGAATACCATACACGCCGTTCCAAGATTTCCTTGTTGTTTTTTCTGAAACTCTTCTCCGTTTATTAAAACCAACGGATAAGTAACAGCCTCCATATTTACCCCAATAGCCCCATAATTTTTATTCCTTGAAAGAACAGAAATGCATTTTGTCAACCAGCCTTTTGGAAGAAGAACGTCATTATCAAGCGTACACAGCCATTCTCCAGACGCTAATAGCAAACTTTGATTCCTAGCATATGCAATTCCTTTATTTATATCATTTTCTTTTATTATCAAACTGCAAAAATAACTATTTTTAGATAATAGGCTTTCTAGTTCATTTTTAAGATATTCAACAGTTCCGTCAACAGAAGCATTATCAATAACAATAAGCTCAAATGGATAATCTGTCATTTCAATAAGATTATTTATCGTTTGTTTTGTAAGCGATAGGCGATTAAATGTCGCTACCATAATGGATGCTATATTGCTCATACGGGTCCTATTATATTTTCGAATACATAACGCGGCGTTAGTGTTCTTTTTTTATATATTTTATTTGTTTTGTTAAAAAACTTATTGTTATTATTTAGATTAAATTGATTTTTATTATATTCTGTAAATATTTTTGCAGAAGATAATATATTAGCTAAAAATAAAAAATCAATATCTGTTGATAATATTGATAAAGCTTTTGGTATAAAATGTAAAATGTATTCAAGCTTAATCGGCAATACAATTAAATCGATGCTATTATATTTTTCTGGTTGGTCCGAAAAAACAATAACATTTGTATTTTTATGCTTTAATAACGTTGCGACAGATTTGACTTGCATAGGAGTCCAGCTTAAACATTTTATTTTATGCATTGTAAATTGCGTTTTGTCTGGCAAAATAATAACGATCGGAATATTTTGATTTAATTTGTTTATTTTAATTAGTTGATCAAGCTCTTTTGATACGGTTTGTTTCCTTAATTTTGGAACAAACTGTTGCTCCCAACGAATTAAATTATTATCTATTATTTGTTTTGCTATTGGGCGGCTATTTTTATATCCTTTTGCCCCGTAATATGTTTTAATATATAAATAATTTAGAAGACAATTAAAATATATATTGCCGGTTTTATCAAAAAAAATTGGCGTGGGAAAACGCGAAGATATATCTTTTGGTAAATCGTCTGTATATTTGGATAGTCCGTTTATATCACATAATATTTTATATTTATCATCTCCAGCCCATATTAGTTTAATATTTGGCGAAATATAATTTATACTCTCAAGGGCGCTTAGTGATAAATAGGATTCAATTAGTCCGCCAAAACATATTGCCGTTGCAGTTGCATTCTTGGAAATATTTTGCCACGATATAGACGATAGCTCTGGCTTAATATATTTGCCATCGAATAATTTCCAAGGTATACCCGGAGTAAATGGGAAATATTTAATACTAAATGATGACATTATGATCCGGAACGTTTAGATACGACGAATGATCATCTTCATATCCGCCATCTTTTTGTTTTTTATTATGTCCGTTTTCCCAAAAGTTACGCTGAAACTCCAATACATTGTGAGTTAAAAACATTTTATTGATTGGATTTTTTTTAAGACTAGCGCTTTCTTCGTGACAGATAAATGTTTTTCCGCAATAAGCTATTTTTTTATCTAAACGTCCTATACGCAAACACAGGTCAATATCCTCAAATGACCAAAAATAAGCAGGATTAAATCCTCCAACTTCTTGAAAATCTTTCGATTTGACCATACATACGGCTGCTGTTACGGCCTGAAAGTATCTATTTTTTTCTGCGTTTACGTCAGACTCTTCCGTATGTCTAAAGTGATACGGCATATGATTATATTTAGCGCCAAAAATAACTCCAGCGTGTTGTAATTTATTTGTGTTATTATATAATAACCTAGCGCCAACCATTGATATTTGTGCATTTTTATTCAACAGATCTAACATATTAAATAATGAATTATCATCAATAAACTTTACATCATTATTCATAAAAAGAAGAATATCTTCTTTGTTTGACTTTGCTTGTTCTGTTAAATAATTCATTCCTTGTGCAAAATTATCACGATTATGTTCAATGGCATACGAAACAATGTTTTTATTATCCCAATTAGATATTTTTTCAATCGTTCCGTCCTTACATCCGTTAGAACGAATGTGCCATATATAATCTTGACCTGTTATTTTAAGATTTTTTATTAGACCGGGATGAAGAGTCTCAAGCTTATCAAAACCGTTCCAGGAAAGCGTTAATACGTGTATCAACTGAAAGCCTTAAATAGCCTACGAGCAATTAAAAGGATGCCAATAGATGCGCCAATCAACATTCCGGCCCATTCCATTATAAGACTTGTATCGCCATAACATTTTGCCGTAATGGCACCAGCAACATACCCAACAGCAGTAAGTCCGCCAATTGCAATAAGTGACTTTACTTCCTCAAATGTTTTTTTCATTTATTTTTTTCCATTGTTTAGTGAATATTTCTTTTGCCGATAGATATAATTTATTCATATTCATTTTTTTAGCAGTCATATGTCCAAAATGATAAAGCGGAATCGGTTTAACCATAAAATCAATTTGAAGCTCCCGCGCTCTCCAACTTAAATCTACGTCCTCAAAGTAAGCCTTCCCAAATTGTTCTGAAAACGGGCCGTATGCTTTTCCTTCCTCGATTTTATTTGTTTTATCATTGCAATAATGATTTGGAATCAATTTATTAAATGTTTCTTTGCTTGCAGTAAGGCACCAGCCGCTTAAATAAAAAAATGGGGTGTCTAATAAATGATCAATATTTTTAACAAAATTGAAATCGTCATCAAGCAATCCGCCTGTTGGGCAAAATAAAAATCCATTTTTACAATAATCGATAATAGGCTGCGTCCAATCGTTCCAATTCGATTGGACACGAACATCATTGTTTAGAAACATAATATTTTTGCCTTTTGCGTGTTTATTTCCTTTATTGCAATTGGATGCAAATCCGCCATTTGACGGACATCCTATATAAACAAGAGACGGCGAATCTTTTAATTTTGTGCTTATTAGCTCATTTACAACTTCACAAGTGTTATCTTCTGACGCTCCGTCAACAACAATAATTTCGTGATTTGATGGTAATTTTAATAAATCATTAAGAATGCTTTTTGTATAATTTACATTATTGTATACAGGAATTATTATTGAAAGAATAATATCATTATTCTGTTCTTCTTCCACGCATTTATTATTTATTATTTTCATTGACAAGCTCCAAAATCTTTTTTGCGCTATTTTCCCAGGTATATTTTTTTACGGCCTGCTTCATATTTGGCAAAAATCTATTAAGCAATTCATCATAATTAGAAACAGCATATCGTAGCTTATTTGCGGCGTCAATAACGTCAGAATTAAAAACCGTATTATGAATATTTGGCGTCCAATATTGCATTTTTGGATCTGCTCGAATCATACTTCCATCAACAAGAAGACTGTTTTCATCGTTCATAAAATCAAGCTGCCCGCCGTACCTAGGAGCAATATTTATTTTATTACAAGCAAACCCTTCGATGCCAGGAAGGTAATAACACTCAGAAAAACTTAATGTGTATACCATATCGCACGCGTTATATAGCTCTGCCATATTTGGAATGAACTCTGTTATTAGCTCTACCTCTGCGTGATTTTTATATTTTGCAGCGAAGTTGTTATATAATTTGCGCGTATCAACATCAAAATGACTTTCAAGTTTTTTTGTATATATTTTTGCGACAAGACAAACATCATCATTTTTATCAAACGCAAGACCGAAAGCCTCGAACATTCCTGCTATATTTTTTCTTAAATGTTGTTGTCCTATGTTTACAAGAATCTTATAGCGTTTTTTGGTTTTTAATATATATTTTTTATCCGTTTGATAATCTTCAACATTTATTCCGTGCGGAACAACGATAACCTTATCTGCCGGAACCTTATTTGCAACAAATATATCTCGCGCAAAACTACTTGGTGTCAATAGTTTATCGCAGGCAGCGTGGTATTTGACCATATTCGCTGGTATGAGAGGAAGCTCGTAACACCACATTCCAAACCTATTTGTTTTTCCGTGCGATAAAAATCTTGGAAAATTAAGCATAGCCGTATAGCTAAATTGTAGGTCATAAGACTGATCAAATGTTTTTATGATATTTGGTCGTAAATCATTTGGAAAATTATCATAACCATTGGTTGATGATAAATGTATCTCGTGCCCAAGCGCTTTTAATGCTCGGGCAGTATTTAGACCTACTATGCTCCAACTATGCTTGCCATCCAAAAATTGTTGAAAACAAACTTTCATATCTATAAATATAACAGCTTGAGATTTAACTCGACGAATTAGTGGCTAATTAAACCTTGTACTTGATTCGGAGGAATTATCATTATTGAGTTATTCCAGCCGCCTTTTTTAAGATAAACTATAATTTCCAATTTCGTGACTAATGTTAAAAGCACATTATCAACTTCTAAATCTTTAATTGATAATGTAAGTATGCCGGTCAAAGCGTCTATATGAACACCAATAATAGGATCGACTATAATTCCGTAACCATCAATTGGGCTATAGCCGTCCAACGATGGATAGTAGCTCATTACAGACACACTAAATCTAACTTTATTCAAGAACAAATCCGCAGGTTGCACAGTGCTGTTATCAGAATACCTCATTGCAGGAGTTCCTACACCAGATCCTGACCACCCGTCACCTCTGTCAGATACAAGTTGCTGAAATATATTTATCGATGATTCAACTAAAGGTACAGCCGGAAGTTCAAGAATAATTGTTCCTATTTCAATATCAACTTTATAATTCGAGCCGTCTGACCGTAATATCTCTCCAGTCCCTATAAACAAATTATCAGGAACAAAAAAATCATTTCTACCAGGATCGTTTGCTGGAATAATACGATCGTGATTTACGCAAGATGACGCCGAAGGCATTACTGTTTTATGCGGCACGATAGCATTAGGAGCGCTGAACGTAGTTGGTACTAGTCTAATTGCGCTGCTTTCATATAAACAATAGGGTTGCCAAAATGGTTGTGCTACAATCTGATATGTTACGCCTGGGAACGGCACAGTTGTAAATACAGGATCTTTTTGTATCATTGGCATCAGCTGATAACCGTCATATATAAGAGATGACGGCGATAATATGTTTGAATTGATTAGGTTTTGACCTAAATATCCGTCAAGTCTAACATATCCGTCACAATCAAAATATCCATCATAACGTCCGGTGCTTTGCTGAACTTCAAGATTCATATGTGTAAATGATGAGCCAGCAGGAAATGAGCTAATTACTTTTCCTGCATATTGTGCAATTAAATCAGCATCTTCTACGGTAACATAACCATCACCATTTACGTCAGCACGTAATAGCTCAAGTGTAGTAAAATATCCGTCAATAATTTTAGTTTGCGTAGAAGCAAAATAAAGGCTCTCACCGATAAGACTAGACGCTAATGTAACGTCATTTGCATCAATGTATCCATCAGCGTTTACATCTCCGTACCCGTCAATACAAAATGTAGTTCTAAATATTCTAAATGAATCGCTTGATAATACATTTGGATATAATTTACTTCCTAATAGATTTAATGATAGTAAGTCGGCGTCAGGATTTACTACGCAAAAAATATCATTAGACGCGAGTCCTGGTAATAGTTGCGTTTTTGTTAAAACAGGATTTTGTTTTGGATTTCCATCTTGCAATGCTCCTATTGTTAGCGGTTCAGAAATATTTTTTAAGTTATTAAGATTGGTTGTGGTTACAAAACTAAATAATGGAGTAAATTGTTGCTGAGAAAATATATTATTTCCAGTTCTTTCATCTTGTACGCTAACTGATTGTGTCGCTACTGCTTGAATAAGGCCGGTATTAAGAACGTTTGAGCCAGTATCAGCTAATGAAAAATATCTAACCTGATTATCAATAGTAGCGCCTGTTAAAGAATCCGTTATAGTTTTTGGAATTAAAATACCATTACCAACATCATACCCTTGACCGTCAGCTAATTTGGCAGCATCCGTCCAAACCTGAAACCATAAGCTTTGATCTGGAATATCTACCCAAACGCCACTGAATAGTGTTGCCCGTGAGGTTGTAGATGTATTTGTACCTGTTCCTATTAAAATATCGCCAACTGTAGTTACACCAACTCTTTTCACGGTTATAGCATAATAGTTACCAGGTACAATTCCGCCTGTTGGTGAGCTAATTTTCGCGGCGCTAAATACAAAATCTACAGGCTGTAAAACATCATTAAGAACATATCCAATGTCTTGTAGTGACGCTTGGTTATAACTTAATTGCGCTAATGGTTGGCTTGATGGATCAAAATCTATAGCTAATGTTGGAACGATATCAGACGGGCAAGATACGGTTGACTGCAAAGGATAAATACTTATTAAAAGGTCACCGCTCCAATCATATATGTCTGTTATTGCGTGAGACGTTTCTAGATTTACTCCTAATAAAAGAGTAATTTTTTGTATATTATTTGTTGTGGCCAAGAACTTTTGTCCAACTTGTGACGTGACATCACCCGCCAAAATAACATTATTACTAATACCTGTAGTATTGATTTGTAACGTATCAACTGTAAACTCCGGCCCAATGCCTGCCTGTATTGTACTTGATAAATCGGCATTTATGCCGGGAAGTTTCCAGTCTCTCCAAAAAATATCCGGCTGAACATCTTGTGACGCCATAATAGGATCACGTGATAGTTCAAATGACGCAGTTTCTCTTACAATAATTCTGCCGCCTTGCGCTCTTGAACAGTTTAAGTTGCCAAAAAAATCATTAAAAAATAATGCAAGTATAGTTTTATAATGCTTTGATGTTACTTGCTTTCCGTTTCTATGAAAATATAATCTGTCCATTTGGAGTGTACCATCAAAAGCTTCACCAATGATAGCCACCTTAACGCTTAATCGTCCAAAAACAGTTGAATCAACTAATTCAATTTCTAATTGATTTCCGCTATTTATATCGCTTGGTTGCAGTGTTGGTGATATTCCTGTACCGTCAAAACTATTCACGGCAACAAGAGCAGCTTGAGCAGCATTTAATACGTTAGAATCAAATAAAACAGCTTGTTGTATATTTGATAAAAGAACGCCAGATCCGAAATGATCTTGAATTATTCCTGATATAGCCTCATTATTATGTTCTTGCTCAAGAAGCATATCACTAGAGTCCACTCTTTGAGCATTAGACCATATATTTTGAACGGAAGAAACTGGAATACGTTGTGTCATTTTATTTCCCTAAACATAATTTATTGTAGCTATGCTTTGTGCCGGTTTAAGCGCGCCCACTAAAGTTTCCAAAATCTGTTTGATCTTAGAGTTGCTGCTGACTATACCAAATGAATCAATAACATTTATTGTAAAATTAAATATACCGTACGCTTCATCTATCAATATGCTGTAATTAGCCGTTTCAGAACTAATTGCATCAAAATCTAATAAATATGTTGTTATTGCATCAGATACTACCGGAAATACCGCTGATAGATTACTGTTATAATTTACATCAATAGCTTCTCCTGCTATAAGCAAAGGTTGTCGTGCCATATTACTTAAACGTAAATTATCTATACTTGCATAAGCAGAATTAGCTGATAAATAATCAGAGCCTATATAAAATTGATTAACAGGATCTCTAAAATTGATATCATTGATTAGAATTGAATTGTTTACACCAGCAAATCCCTGTCCGAAATTGACACCTTGTCCAAAGAATATATTTTGTCCAAATAAAACTGTGCCCATTTCTTCCCCATCAACAAATAATCTAATTTGATCTAAATTATCAGCTCTATTAAATTGATATGTTGCAAGAATCCTGTGCCAGGTATTGCTTGACCAAAAAATTGGCCTGCGTACTTGAAAATCTTGCCCGCTTGCTTGCACGTTAAATGTAATATATCCTTGTGTGTCTTTATATATACTAATTCTATCACCTGAAAGATTTGCTGGGATATAGTTTATTTTAATAGGAGTTTGTTGATATGGCAGCGGTATTCCAAGGTTTATTGTTTGAAAATCTGCCGCTATACTGCCACCGGCAAAATAATCAGTACCAGTATTATATATATCAGTTTGTAATCTAACGCTAATTATACTATCAACCATATTGGATACTTTTACGGAGCCGCGTGTTATAGAAACATTATTTTCTACAATTGAACCAGATGCGTCAAAATAATAGCGTAAATTAGGATCGTTATATGTATCATATTGAGGATTTACCCAAAACTCTATAGAGCCGCCGTTTGTTGTCGATAATAATCCGGCATTATCAATGACAAGCGGTTTATCATTGATAACCAAACATTTACCGAAGGAAGCGTTTACGCTGCTGTCAGATTGCAAATATTCTTTATTTGCTGTAATCCAAAAACCAGCATCATTAGTAAATGGTAAAGAATTAAAATTCAATAACATCAATGTATTGCTATCAGCAACTAACGGTTTGATACGCATATAATCTGTTGTCACAGTTTCTTCGTTTGTCGTAGTCGTTTCACCTATTCTAACATCAGTCAGTTGTTTAGAAACAATTATGAACTCATCTAGCACGGCTTTTGCTTGTTTTCTGTTATGAATATCGGATCCTATATGTGCTATTTGACTTCCAACCGGATCCATAGCGATTTCTAAATATGTAGAATAATCAAAATCAAAAAACCCTTGATTTAATAAAAATGGCGTATTTGTTTGACCAGCTTGTTCCAAAATAAAAAATCCATTTTGGAAACCACTTCTGCCAATCGAAACATTAAAAATATCATATGTGCCGCTTGTAAATGATGCGGCAATAGGAAGATTTAATGTAATATGATACTCATCAATTACACTTGTGATCGTATAGCTACCTGCAACAGACGGCGGACTGTTTATTACAAATGATTGATTGACTGACGATTCTGGAAAAAATCCTTTAGCGTCATAAACTATATTACTTCCAATATTTCCTTGTAAAGTTTTTCCGGTTTGAGTTTTATAGCTAAATCTAATAACGGGATATATGGAATTACCTTCAGAATATGTTATAGCATATGCTTCTTTTACCTCTACCGCTATTGTATTGTTTGATGATATCAAAGGTTTTGCCAAAACGTTTATAGAAACTATTTGTGTAAACTTATTGATCGTATTTTCTGAACCAGGCGATGTAAATGATAATATCTCTGTTACCGGGCCGCTTATATTATCGCCTATTATTGTGACAGTAACTGGCACGCTAAAATTGACGTTTTCACCAGTTATTTTTATACTTAAAGTTCTACCTTGAATACTATTTGTTGGCTGGCTATTAGGTAACAATGTTGCATTAAAAATACCAGATATCAATGTAGCATTAAGAGGCCCAATTGAAACAGAAGGCAATATAACTGCTACAATTTTTACTTCATTCAGATTGATTGGCGGAGGTAATTGTGTTTTTAGCACATTACTTGTATTGCCCCATATAAATTGTCTATCACGATATCTTCTATGATTTATTCCTAATGTTCTTATAGCAATTTGATCGCCAGCGTTAGCGTCACCAAGTATTGTTAGAACTGTTTGATTAAGTGCGTTTATGCTAAGACTGTATCCAGGTATAGCCGCGCGTTGTCCTGGTATTTCTGCTTCAACTCCATTGTTTATTATAGAAACGGCTATATTAGAAAATAAATCTATTTCATTTGGAACTATTACAGAAAAAGAATTGACTGAAAATCTGGCATCAGCTAATGTTGCTGGCATTGGCTCATTTAACGTCAACGTATTACCATAAACATTTATTATAGAATAAGTGCTAAAACCAATTTCCATAATTGATATGGAATTACCAGCAATTATTCCTTGCGCTTGAAAATCAATATTGGCAGAATATACAACATTAGATCCGATAGTAGTATATAAATCGTTACCAGTTATAACGTTTAGAGGCACAGGCTCTGTAATTAAAAACGGTTGAACTGTTCTAAATCTATTGCTGCTCGTAGCACACGGTACCCCGCCGTATTTTAATATATTTGGTACCTCAAAGCCATCAACAAATAAATGCAATTCATCACGTTTATCAGCGCTTGCTAACCTCCAAGAAATAGCGACATGATGAGCTTGTCCGGCCTGCCATGCAGAAATATCTGAGCTGACTTGATATTGGTTTTTTCTTTTTGTTATTTTATTACCTTTATCATATACTCTGAAGTTCAGGTATCCTTTTCCATCCTTAAATAAAGAAAATCTATTTGTTGATTCGCCGGCTCCGAAATCAAAAATAAAATGCTCATCATCAGCCATAAAATCTATGCCATCAAAAGCATATCCAGGCTGATATCCGTCATAACCATCATAATATCCGTCATAATTCTCATTATATCCATCAAGCGCATTTATATTAAATACAAAATCTATTTTTGATAATCCGCTTCTTAATACGTCATTGATTTCTCCAAGACCTTGAATAAATTGTACATTATATACGTCTCCAGATGATATGATGCTGCCTTGATATACATATCCATCAGAAACAATATCTTTTGCCAAAACTTTCCAAAGCTTATTGCCGATATCATAATATATAAATAGGCCAGAGTTTGTAAAAATAGCTGATGGCAATCCAACTGGACTGCTTATATCTGTTCTGTTTAATGTAAACTCATTATTTGAGTCAAAAATAGGATGATGACTGTCAGCTCCAATGTATATGCAATTTGATGGTAAAACACTTCCTGATTTTAATATATTACTAAATGTTAGCGTTGCGTCATTATCCAGGCCGTCCCATTCTGGTATAATCCACGTTTCAAGTGAACCTTCTTCAAGTCTTAAATTATTAGAGATTGGAAACGTTACTGTATCGCCAGGGTTTGTTATTAGAACGCCATTGTCGAATTTTGCGGGATGTAATTGAATATCGTTTGGATACCCAATAGCATTTGGATATAAATAACTCAATCCTAATGACCAATTTTGGAAAACAGCTTCTATTATTTCTGGCTCTATATGTGATATGCTTGATACAAGTAATTTAATTGCAGGTATAGTTGGGCCTTTTGTAAAAGATTGTAAAGCGGCTACTAACGCATCACGATAATTTTCACGCGGTAATGTTGTATCAAAATTATTCATTATCGGCAAATCAACCAAGCTTCCAAAGTTTTTTAATAATGCGTCTCTTAAAGCGCCGACCTTATAGGTAACATAATAATTTGTGCCTATTGGCATCGTTACATTTTGTCTAAAATCTAATAAGTTATCACCGTATTCATAGCTAACTAATATTTCGTCTGAAATATATGAGTAATCAACGAAAAATCCGCCTCGATCATAATCGATTACAGGAGTAGCGCTGCCATTTAATTGTACTGTATAAATAACTACAACATCTTGTCCGGCGACAGGAGATCCTAAATCTCCAGCAAGCGTAATTGTGAAATTATTAAAAGAACTATTACTGTCAAATAATTCAACGTTATCAGATTTTCGTATAACGTGAAGCACCTGTGCTATTTGGGCTCCTGGAGAAATAAAATCTACATTTATTATTAGTCCGTTCTGAATTGTATAATTTCCAATTAAAGATATTGGAACAAGTGTAATTACATTTGCATTTATCGAACAACCTTCAGCAAAGTTTGTTGGATTTACATTATTATTTAGATTAAAAACATCATAGATGCCTCTAATATTTTTAATATCATCAGAAACCGTTATCGTATTACCTTGAACAATATATGGTAAAGTTGTATCGCCGTTTAGAAATCTTTCATCTGATACATCAAATGATGTCGGTATTATAGCTCCGTCAGAAAATGAAGATAAACCTATTCTTTTATTTATTCCAGAGATCGTGTCTATGCTGTTATAAATTGATGAAACGCTAATGATATGAGGAAACTGAGGAATAATAATTGGTTTTTTATAGTTTATTGTTCCAATATCATAATCTTGCGTTGAAGAAACAGCAACATATACTATTCCTCCTCTGTAATCTACAAGATATTGTCCAATAGATAATTTATTTATATTTTCAGCAACCGTTAAAATCTGTGCATCAAAATATAACTCTTTCTCAAATATATCTGTTCTGCTAAATGAAGCGCTTGTATTAAAGCTTGATCCTATTACATCTTCCGATGAAGATATTATATTATCATTTTGTAATGAAAGCACAAATATTTTGACACTTCCATTATTATATATTTCTTGATCAACTATTAAAGTTTCGCTTATTACATCTGCAAAAACCGCTCTTTCCATTGAAACGGAACCAACTGCCGGCGGATTGTTCGCTGTATAATATATTGTATTATTGTTCCATCTCTGAATCTTATATACTTCACCAGTCGTTTCATTAAATATTCTGAATACGTTAGTAATTGGTGCGTTCAAAATATATAAAGAATTGGTGCTATTTATTCTATTGTCAACTCTTTCATCCAATATTTCTTGATGTATTTGTGGTATAAAATCAACGCCAGGAATTAGCGTATCTTCATAATTAAAAGAGATTGCAGCGTTTTGTCCTATCAAACTTCTTAAAGGAGAAGCGGCCAATTCTAATAAATCTGAATCATAAGTATAATCTAAACCGTTTACAAACGAACTTATATATTGGTAGTTCATAACTGGTGGAAAATCACCAGTACCATCGTTTATAGTGGCTCCAAATACATAAACTGTACCGCTTGAATAATCTACTGCATATTCGCCAGCTCGCGCAGGCAAAGAGCCTAAATTAAATTGTAATTCTTTTGTAAAAGCTGGCGGCGTCACAGAGAACGGCGGATTTGCACTTGGATCTAAAAATTGTATGCCTCCTAATTTTGCAACAGCGCCGCCGACATTTACTATAGGAGCGTACATTGTTGAAAACTTGTTTAATAAGGGCGGCGCTAATTCTCTTACAGAGCTTAGAACCTGCGAAACAACAATTGTTGTTTCGTCGATAATTCTTCCAAGATTTTTATATTCATATGTTACGGTTATTGTATCTCCGCCTTGTGGCATAACAAAACCAGGATCTGTTAAAACATTATTACTTAATTGAAACTGATTATCATTTAATGTATATAATGTGCTTGCAAACTCTTGATCATATGTTGTATTATTTATTTGATAACCAAGAGTATCAATGTTGTAAACAAACTTATACCCATCGCTATATGAAACGATAACGGAGGTTAGAGCAGTAACGGGCTGATTAGTTACAGTCAGCACTAATCCGTCAAATGTGCCAGATCCTATTCCTGGTGTTAAAACTTCATTTGTAACTGTTACGCTTTGCAGTGTGATAGGCTCGGACGGAAATGAATCAAAACTCAATGTGGCTGGAGTTTCTCCTTGAATTGCATTTATGGAGACCTTAATAATTTCATACGCCCCTTCTTCGTTCAATCGATCATATGGGCCGGCTCCTCTTGTTTGTAGCTCATTGTAAATTGTTCGGCTTAAATAATTATCATTTTTAGCCTGACCTATATCGTATAAGGCTCTGCTTAAATTAGAAGCTAATGAATTGATGATATCGCGTGTTATATCTCCTACATTTAAGTTATATGGAGAGTTTTGTAACGGCAATGTTAAAAAATCCCTAATAGGATCATCTGGATCTTCTGCTCCTAGAATTAAAGAAGTATTGGTTTTACCGTCTTGTAATAAAAATGAAGTGCTGGTTTTATTACAAAACTTTATTGACGACGATTGAAAAGTAATAAGATATTGCGTAGCAGGTGTTAGAGGTAATGTAGTGATAAGTAATACATCATTTAGAACACTTACGGCTAATACTTGCGGATTTGGAACGCCTGCAACATTTGATGTAATAAGAATATTACTATCATTTATTAGCGGGTTAAGAGTATCAGTAAATCTTGCTAAAATAGTTGTACTATCTGATACTTTTATCTGAGAAAGTCTTAAATTGGCCATATTTTATATTGTTTCCAGATTTATCGTCACGGTATTTGCGGCTAAAAATTGATTATTTGCTGCTTGAATTGTCAATACAGAGCCAGTTTCTCCATCTATATTAAAATATAACACTCTTGCACGAGCTAATCCGCTTACCTGATATGCGGCGTTAATTAAATCTGATTGAGATATTGTCGTACCAAGAGCAGAAGCATTTAATGCGGCAGTTATAGCGTCTTGAACGTTTTGCGTTACGATAGAAGGTGAATTCATATAAGCGCTTGTTACTGAGATATTCATTGTAATATCAATTAAAATAGGCTGGGCACTTTTTACAAGCACGTCAGCGCCTATAGGCCGCGCCGATTCTACAGATAACGTGCCCGTTGTAATGATTTGTTCATAATAATAATTTATAGTTATTCTTTCATTTGGTTTAGGAGCCAAATAGTCATAAAAAGCTTTATATCTAGATCCGGTAGTTGGTTGATTTAAGTTATTTACAACCAACGTAGCAGAGCTACCAGCTATAGAATTAAATCCGCTTGAAATAGCTATTGTGTCAACAAATGCATATCTATTATTTGTATATAATGTTCCAGCTTTACTAAAAGAAACGTTTTCAGAATTACCTGTGGTTGATATATAAAAACTAATTTGTATCCTATCACCAATATTTGGAATGTTGGTTAAATTATTAGAAGTCGATGGCAAAACAATCTGTGTTGCGGATATAGCGCTATCAGCTATCGATTCATTTTTAACAAAATTATTATTAAGCAAATGATATCCTTTAATATCATAATTATTTATTGTGCTTAATATATTTAATGAAGAGTCTGTAACAACCCTGCTTGCTTTGACCAGCCTGGCAACTTGAATATTAGACGGTACAGGTGTAATAGAGTTAAGATTAAGAAAGTTTTTAATTGCTGTCGTTAAATCTTGAGTTAAGCTGTTACTAGAAACAGTATAGGTTGCATTAAAAACACCCTGTATTGTTGTTCCTGATACAGTTATTACGCCTGGAGATATTGATCCGGCAATCGTTAAACTAAGATTACTTGGCCCTTGTCTTAGATTCTGAATTATTTTATTGCCGCTGAAAATATGCGTTGTTGGCTGTGTTCCTATTGGCGAAGTTGTAACGTTTGTATTAAACCCGTTACCCGCTCTGATAGCCGGTAATGTAGATAATAAAGTAGAAGGCAATAGTGTATTTACATTTGCTATATAATTACATTCAACCAATGTTCCAGCAACAGCAGCTACAGATGGAACAATTGTTATTGTATTAGAAGTAAAGCTTCCAACAGTTGATGCGTTAAATACATCAACGGCATTAAAAGTTATACTTACAGCATCGCCGAAAACAGCGGCAGAATCAGTTGGCAAATAAATAGTCATTCCATTAAAAGCGCCATCTGTTTTTGTTGTATTCCATAAATCAGCACCATCTGATTCTCTAATAATACTTACAACGTTAGATACTGCCGTATTTACTGTAACGGCTAATCTATTTGATAATATCGTTACGTTATTTGTAAATGTAGAAAATATATTTACGCTTATTACTGATGATATGGGATGAGTTACAGTTGTAATTAAATATGAACCAGAAGACATAAGCGTAGTTTGCTCTTGCCTTACAGCGTTTGACAAGCCCCAATCTATACTGTCTTGCACGGCTCTTGGATTATTATTTGTAAGTCTATTATCGTAATCAAAATATGGATCAAAATTAAAAACCCAAGTATAATCAACTTGTAAAATATCACTTACAGCTGGTAAGCTTTTACCGCTAATTACTATTCGGCCTGTTGTATTTACGCTTCCTGTTCCATCCGGATTTTGATTAGAAATTGTATATCTTTCACCAGTCGTAACGTTGAAAACTCTTGTTACACCAGTGATAGGCGAATGAGCTAATTGAATTGATGTTCTATCAGCCTTATTTACTTGACTGTTTTCATTTGTAACAACGATGTTTTGTTGAACTGAATCAACCTCTAATAAATCAGAATAATTTATTGGATCTTGGCTATTAAAAGATGATTTAGTTTCACTTTCGCCAAAATTAGAAATACGATCCGAAATCCATTGTAAACTATCAAAACCCCAAGGGCTGCCTTCATATACTCCGGTGTCTTTTAACAAATTAAAATTACCAGTTATTCTTCCAAGATTATCTGTGACTTGTGAGGCGAAATTGGGGCCACTTAATGAACCAGATACGCTGATTATATTATTTACAGGTTGTGTAGGTAATGTTCCATTTGCAATATCATCTAACCGTTTTTGTGTAACGGTTTTACCGCTATCTGCGGCAATTTGCCCCAAAACAAAATTATTAGCAGGATTTGTCGGATTGTTTGTATTACTTAAATCGTGATAAATAAAACTATCAACGGTTTGTTGCAGCGTTGTACCGTAAACATAAACATCAACTTTTCCGCCGGTACCATACGAGGTAATAGTTTTTGTTCCATCTGGATTGACAACAACCTGCGTTCCATCTCGTGTCATTAAAGGATCGCCAGGACCAACAACAATAGCATCAATTACAGATGGATCTTGTTTAACAGCATTTTCATAGCCAAGAGATGTACCTGTATTTGCTCCGCTAAATATAGAAAGAACTCTAGCTTTGAAGGTAGCGTCGGTTTCTGCCGCAGACCCGCCGCTAAATGGAACAGCATTTGTAACGTTATTTATACCGGCTATTCCTGCTGTTGTAAGAGAATATTTACTAATATTTCCTTGTATGCCGGCGGCTGTTGCCTGTACAAGCACCTGTACGGCATATGGATCTGTAATTCCAACAAAACTTAAATCTGATTGATATTGGGCGGCCACCGCTTGATATGTTGTTACGGCTACGGCACTTATAACAAGACTATTCATTATAATAAATGTTGCGCCGTTTTTCGCTGTTATTATACTTCCCTGGCTTATAGGTATGTCTGTGCTAAGATCGCTAAATGTTAAAAGCGCTGGCCCTGTTGATTTTGATCCAAGCTGACGCACTGCACCATAATTTTGTGATAAATTATCTAAATCGCTACCAATGGCTAAGCTTAATGACTGCAAAGATGATAGCTGATTTAATTGATCATAAAGTCTTGACAGCTGAGATGAAGGCCCATCAATAATAAGGTCTCTAGAGATCGTTCCAGGTTTTGTGTCAAGCAAAGGCTGTGTAACTCTAAAGTAATCTATTAGGCTTAGAATTATCTCGTTTTGACTGCGGATTCTAACCATGGTGTATCCTGTATCGTTTATAATTCATATAGCCTTGAGGTAATATATCTATGATATATCTATTATATACGAGAAAAATAGTTGGATTGGGATTATTTCTTGCAAGGCGGGACAATATGCTAATATTGCTGCTAATATGTAATTATATGCATAGGTTAAATTGTCGGCATTATATCAAATTGCGTTGACGTAGTTGTTAAATCTTTGGAAACTATGGTAATTTCCACCGTATAATATCGAGGATCCGAAGCGTTTCTCTGAACGTTTATTTGTTTAACCGCCGCGATTTGTTCAGATGGACTTATGTTCTGTATTAAAGCTTGCTGCGCCTGTAAGTTTTGCAATATTTGCAATGCACTATTTAACTGATTAGTAGCAATAGATGATACAAATTGTTCATCTAAAACATTCCCTATTAGAGCTTTGGTTATTGGAGAGCCGTACCAAGGATGATACATATTGCTTCCAATTTGCGTAGTTACCATTTTAATAATATCTTGAACTAATTTATTTGTATTTACTACCTGCTGTAAATCGCCATTTGGGCCTATTGTAAGATCGCCGTCTTTTATTTGTAAATCGAATGACATATATCTCCGTGGCTACATTATACTGCCGCCATCCATATCAAATGGTGACGAAAATTGATTTTCTAAAAGCTTATCTGCAAAAGATAGTATATTCGAGAGTGTCGTTTCAAACGTAGATAAAACTTTTGTTATTGGTATTGTTGAATCGCTTAATCCGTTAACTAAATCAGGGTTATATGTTGATAATCTTTGGAAAGCATCCTGGTCAAGGAAATTGACCAAAGTGTTTATATCTATGGCCCATAATGCCGTATATATTGCTAAAACATCTATAAGACCAAGACCGCTAATTTCTCCGGTAATATTTTCTATTATTCCCATCGCGTCAAATGCATCTTGTGCCAACTTATCTCTTTGAGAAACGCTTTGTTCAAGTTGGTCATTAAATACTTTAATTTGATCCGGAGCGGCGCTTCCAGAAAACGGTGAAGCGAATTGTCCAACATCCGGTTGTGATGTTAGCTGATATTGTGTATTTAATTTGTTTATGCGCAATTGAACAATATCGTTATCTAATTTAGAATAAGCACAACTTGTACCTGTACGACTCAATGAAGCTCCTACCGATCCGGTACCAGGGCCGTCTACGCTTGGAACCGGAAACCAATTTATTTTTAATTTTACCGTATCTATTTTAGTCATAGCTGACGCAAGCTGTATTATGACCGTTTTAATCGTTTGTATAAGCTGTGAAACCATTGTAGCTTGCGTATTTGTAAAATTAGAAAAAGAATCAGTGGCACTTGCGCTAACATTATTATTTGCCGTAAGAGCATCAATAGTATCAGTTAAAGTCTGTCTATTTAGGTTGTATGTATTTATACTTGGAGAGTTTTGACCTGATATAACATTTGATACTGCATTTAGGAAGGTAACATCTGTTACCTGATCAGTAAGTCTTTGTCTAATTATAGCTTCAAGCCCTGGTCTTTGTAAATAATTAGTTCCGCTAATTTTTGTAGAGTTTTTATCAGGTAAAAACGGGACACAAATAGAATTGCTGTCAGGCATAACGGTAGATGCTATTCTAGGATCAACAATAAATGGCTTTAATATATGAGCTGACCCAAAAAAACCTGACGCTCCAGATGTAATAGCATCAGATAAATCAGGGTTTACCAAAGCTAATATATTTGCTGCATCCGCTCTAGTTGTAACAGTAAAAGTTTGTTGATCTATATCAAAAGGCTGAAGACCTTGCTTCAAAACATTAAAAGGCAACGGATATCGCAATAATAATGCGTAAATAGATGCATTGATATCTTGATTTGAGAATATTTGTTTTTTACCTTGCGGCACTATTTCTCTTAAATCTAACATATTTTGTATTGCAGGATCTATTTTAGAATCAATGCCGCTATGTTTTGTAAACGTCTCCTTTGCATTTGGATCAAATCCTGGGTTGTAGAAACCGCCGGAAGCAACAGCAACAGGAAGCCCAAGCATTCTATAAAAAGCGTGCGCTCGACTCTCTATAGATTGAGAATTATTTATTGTTAAATTAGCAAAATTATTTTTTGCAATAGGGATTATACTATTTGTAGTTTTACTAACTGTTTGACTTCCTGGTTTTGACATACTGCGAATATTATCAATTGGGGCAATAAAACGTTTCACCAGATTACTTATATTGGAATCTATTGAACTTACATCATCGCTGTTATCATCAGGAGCTTGATTAGCTATTGGCATAATTTATTTCCTTTATACGTTGGCGTCAGCAACATCACTGTCATCGCGACGAACTGGTGTTGTGATTACAGCGCTTACGAATTGATAGTCTACAAGATTTTCAATTATTGACGAGTTTGTTATTATAGTTCCAGTTGGACTTGGAGTTGTAGTTCCAAGTATCATATTATTAAATGTCTTGCCGTTAAATGATACTCCAACAGTACCTGATCCTGCTTCTACGCTCGTTATTGATGCGTTAAATGATGCCGATCCGTCATATGTAAACTTGGTAATTTTACCAAATGTAGCAGTGCCTACCAAACCTTTTTCAATTATTGGAACACAAGATGCTGGAATATTATTTGATACAGATGTTCCGCTAGGATCATTAAGAACAACATTTACTACAATAGGTCTTGTTGTAAATTGTACGTTATGATCAACCGCTATTGATGATTTAAACGGGCTTGCTGCCGCTATAATAGCGTTACATAATGATTCGTTGGTTTGTGTCTGTAAATTAGTAAGACACGATATAGCTGCCGCCTGGAACGTTGCAGCACCTGCCGTTGAAACATTTTGCCTAAACGCTACTAAAGCATTAGATACGCATTCTTGCGCCCCAAGAACATCAGGCAGAACTGGAAGCTTGACAGCAACGGGATCAATACCTTCTGCTACAAGCGCGGCATTTTGCACGGCAGTTTCTATAGCAACAGACGGTATACATCCAATTGTTGTCAGGTTATGTCCAGCCAGAACGGGAGCGTTCGGGAACCAAGTAAACTCAATAAACTCAAATATTACTGAATCATTTGTTGTTATTACAGTGCCGGGAATTGCAGCCTGATGAATGAACGTTTCTAACGTTGCTTGCACATTTTTAACCTTAAATGGTGTTTTACCATCATCCTCAAAAACAAGACCTCCAACAATACTTAACGCTCCTGTTATTGATGAATCATCAGCGGTATTGTCATATTTTAACGGACTTAATGTTGGTTTTGATGTAACAATACAATTATTTATTTGGAAATATCTTTCACCTTTTGTGTCTGTTATACCAAACGTATTAGGATCTAATTTAAGACGCAAATTGACGGTATATGGAGCAGCTTTCGTTGTTGTCTTTGCATCAAATACTAACGGATCTGGCCAAAAAATATTATCAGAAGCCGTTGGAGTAATAATTAAGCTTATCGGAAATTGTGGGAAAAGATTTGTATCAGTTACCTGCCATCGTTCCGCTCTTAACGGTGGAAATAATAATGCAATAGCAGGAGGTAATGATGGCAGATCAGATGATATTTGTTTATTGTAAATAAGCTTACCAATAGTCGTTTTAATACCATTTGGTGTTGTTTTAATGAAAGCTGGACATATATTAGGTTCACAACAATCAGAATCACCACCGCAAAGAGTAAATCCGCCGATTAAGGCTAATGATTTAATAATAGCCATTATTGCAGCAATGGCAATTAAAATTGCCATAATATTCTGAATAAAACACATAAGAGACGCAATTTTTTGCGTTATTGCGAGAATGCTCATTGCATCCTGCAATTCAATACTTTCAACAAGTTTAATTAAGTTCTGAAGAAGCACTTCAATTATAGCGATAATTGTTGCTATAATATATTCAATCAATGCAAGAATTAAAAGAAGCAAGGCGATAATCATTAAAAGCAAAGCAAGAAACGGAAATAAAGCAAGAAATGCAGGTATACATTGTGTGAATAAGATTTCAAGCTTTATTGCAAGAGCAAAAGGGTTTGGTATAGCACATATTACTTCAATGATACAAGTAATCATTTTAAGAAGAGCCATTATGAACTTATAGAACGAAAGGAAAGGAGCTAATTGCGTCATAACGTTCGCGATAAAATCAAGAACGTTCTTCATAAAAAAGCCAGGATTGGCTACGAATTTGCCACTTGGAAACAATGCGGTTATAGTGTTGACCAATAATGTAAAATCTTCAAGCAGATTTTTAGGAAGATCAAATGATGGAAGAGGTATTTGTGGAGGTGAAAAAGGTAGTCCGAAGCCTGGAATAGGAATACCAGGCGTACTAGGAACATTGAAATTAAGATTTGAAGGCGTACAAGGCATTTAACTTCCTACTTTTTTATTTGTTTTGCAGTAATTTTTCATATACTGTCACCAATTTTATTTACAATTCGCTTTGTTGTTCCGGCGTGCATTACAATATTTTCTGCCTCTAATAATAAATTAGAATTACTTTTTATTATGATATCTTGCTGACTGCTCAGCGTAAGTGTTCCTGATGAAATCAAAGAAATACCCTCAGGCCCGATGCGAAAAATATGTTGTTGATTGCTACATAGAACTCTTATATCTAACGTTCCGGACCTATATGCATCATTTTGTTTTGAGAATCGTGAATCGTATTGATTTCCGATACCAGGACCTCCTATCTGCCAATATATATCACCATCAAATGAACCTGCCCAACTAATATTACCCAAATCTCTACCAAAATTACTTACCATTCCGCCAGCCATATCAAGCCATATGCTTTGACGGTCCACGGTATTAGCACCAATATTCACGTTTACAAAACCATCAAGATTTATCAAACCGCTACGCCCGCCAGCATTTGCATTGGCTCCGGCTACAATTATTGTATTTGAGACAACCTGTTTTAATGGTGTCCAATTTGTATTTAATCTATTATCTTTATCAAAAGAAACAAGACTATTGCCCGCTTTAATATAATTAGCGCTTACTTGAAACTCGCTGATTGTATTTGTAATATCGTGAAAAGCCGTTCCATATGTAATAGGATTTCCGGTAATTCTATCAGATGGCGCGGAATATCCGTCAAGAACACTATCTGTCGCGCTCAATTTTATAGAAGATTTACCGGCAAAGTTTTCCGGATATATGTCTATATTATCTGTGCCTTTAAGAAATGCATTAGGATCTTTGGAACTATCTGCTGCGGCCAATAAGACAGAGAAGTTTTCCTGCCTTGTAAGTAATGGAATATTTCCTATCTCACTTGAAGCGGGAATATTAAGCTTAAATTGACCTTCTTTATCAATATCGTGAAAATATCTGCTTCTTGTCCTACCATAATCAGAGTTGACATTGACATCTGGCGGAGGTAGAACTGTTGAATACCCATCACCTTTTCTTGCATTTATCTCAAAATGATATGCAATACTTTTTCTCAATTCTGCACGAATATTACCAAATACGATACTTTTGTCTGTATTTTGTTTTAATGATAAGGCATTTATTTTACCAATTGGTAGCGGCGCTCTGTTTATATCAACGATATTGCCAAAAATATCAACAGCTGTGCCTTGAATAGTTTCAATCAAATGGTTAGGATACGCTAAGCTTAAGCTTAATGCATCAGTTCTCATATCTCTTCTGCTGACAAATGACGAAACTGAAATAGGTGATGCTTGGCCAGAATATTTATTTACTTCGCTTTGATCAGCATCAAATGTATCAGATTGTGAAAACTCATAAACAATCTGTCTGTTTTCTACCAAGGCAGGGTTTCTTATATTGAGACCTGATGTAATTGGACTTGATGTGATTGTAGGATCTAAACCTATTGTATATAATCCTTTATCATACGCGACTGAATCTAATGTAGAATTGATAATATTTCTATTAGAGTTATTAAATAAGTCGCGCTTAATTGTTGCGTCAATATTTCTTGTTGCGTTTGTAAATGATAATTCAGATAAAAAATTATGACTTATTACATTAAGATGTGGCTCTAAATGTAAAAAATTATCTGATTGTCCAGCTTGTATTCCGACAGCCGGATCTATAAACAATCTTGTTCCATCTTTAACTTGCGCTAAAATACGTCCAGGTTTTAACGCTGATAATCTATTTTGTCCGACGCTGCTCGAAGCAAAACTTGATGTATTATCAAATACAGAGTTTGATGGTATATACGAAATAATAAACCATTGGCCTCCGTGTCCTTGTGACGCTACGACAGAACTTCCTACTCTTGGATACCCGCCAAGAAACTCTCCTTCTTGTCCTGTCCATGCCATAGGAATTGGAACGATAAACTCATTTCTTACCTGCGCTAAACCGCCTTCGTTTAATCCTATACTAACAGTGCCGTCGTTATTATATTTTAATATTGTAGCTTTTCTGGAGAGACCAATTTGACTACCTAACCTATCATTAGCCATTTTATGTTCCTCCGTTTATACCAAGGCTTTTATTAAAATTACTTATATATTGCTCTTGAGAGTCTAAATCAGCTTGATTGCCAGGCGCCGCCGAACTATTACCTCCGCTAACCGTGCCGGTTGTTGCTGGAGCAAATACCGCCCAAATATCTAAAACATTTGTAAATAATGCAGCCATTTGTTGCATTATTCCAAGCGAAGCTTGCACACCAGGCGCAGCAATCGGTAAACTTCCGGTTGCAGCTATACTTCGCGCAACCGACCATGCTTGTGATGAAGGAGAAGAGCGTACATCTGTAGTGCTGCCTATATCTACAGCAACAACGCTTATTTTACTAACATCTAAGCCTTTTGGAATATTATTGGCAGGAATTATGGTGCTGCCATCATTGTTGCTTTGTGATGGCGTTTTAATCCACGATAATACATAATTGGCTATTGATGTTAAACCAGGATCAGCCGATGAAAATCCCATTTTAGAATTAAAATATGTGCGTAATTCTACCGTAGCCTGATCGCCATATGTTGTATTAGCAAGAACACCAACGATACTGGCTGCCAAATTGGTAAGGTTTTGTATATTTTGTTTTCCATAAGAGCCAGCAAATAATTGATTAAAACTAGTAACTGGAACATTAGGATCATTCACAATAACCGTTAAAGCCGTATCATTGTTTGAGTTGTCATTTCTAACGTGTCTAACAGAATTAGATTGACTTCTATTTGTATAGAGACCTTTACCAATTATATCAAGCATCGTTGGAATATATTCTCCGGGATTATGTCCATATGTCAATGACATTGATGTTGTGTATCCTTGTCCGTATGTAAAATTATGTGTTACAGCTTCGGCATAAAATAATAAATCATAATCTTCAACATAATAGACCTCGCCGGCTTGAATGAATTCATTTCCAATGCTTGATAATTGCGCCTTGAATATATTTTTTCTTGCTTGGTTAAGCATAAATACGGCATACGGTGCGCATTGCCCTTCTGGACTTGATAACATATGGATTGGAATATTATGGGCTCCTCTAAATCCATACATTCTCCACATATCATAATCAGCAGCAAATGCGGCAGAAATACCATTCCCTCCTTGACCAACCTCCAGCCCAGATGGGCCGCTTACCAATCCACTTGCTATTTCGCCGTCAACTTCTATAATTGTATATGGCGGAGGAGTTTCTGTAATACTAAAACTAATTATGTTACTATCGGTAATAACAAATCTTTTACCAGAGTCAGTTCCAAGATCATCATATGTTTCATCTTCAATCATATGCTCAATAATACTTGGTATTGTTTTGGGGCTTAATGATGCGAGATTTGGAAATAATATATTAGCGCCTTCGCTGCTGGACGTTGCGGTCTTATTAAGAGCTAAGCCTTGATCTAGATTTTTAATAGCTCCTGCTAATGATCTTATTATACCTTGCCTATCACTCACAAACTGCGCAATTTGTGTAGTAAGATTTAACACATCAAGCTGTGATGGAACCGCTGCTCCTCCGCTATTTGGTAATAATGTTTGTCTTGTCGGAGGAGACTGACTTGTCTCTTGTTGCAATCTCAACCCTATTGCAGTCACAGCATCGTTTGAAAGATTATTTCCAAGCCCTGCGAATCCTGGAGAGTTAACTATACTTACTCTTTGCACAATATCAAAATTAGCTGTAGCGTTTATTGGTGCAGATATTGCTGTTGTCAACGCGCCTAATGCCTGTTTTGTATTATCCTCCATATTATCAGGATTAGATTGTGCCAATAATATTCTAATATCTTTTCCGCCTATAGTTCCAGTATTTGGATCTGTTACAAAGCTAAAATTGACGTTGCTGGCTCCACCGCCGGACAAAGCTCCTCTTAACAACATTTTGGCGTCATCATCAGTAGTATAGCCAAGAACGGCGGCTCTAATTCTTATCTGATCTTCATCAATCTGTAATTGTTTAACAAGACCATCAACCTGACCAACGAATAAGCTTTCAAGATAAGCAGGAAAAATCTGAATACCTTTGGTGCTTTTTCCGTTAATCATATTATTAAATACGCTGCTCGGCATTCTATTATATTGCGGCGGACGTGCTTGTATATGACCTTGACTATCAGCAAACACTTCTAATCCTAATAGATCTTTTGTTCGGCTAATAACGTCAGATACCTTCGAATACGTGCTTTTGAACGTTTCAAGAGCGCCACTTATGGCTGCTTCAAACGCCTGAATATCATAGTTCTTGTCATATGAATCATCAACAATAAAAAGATTTTGATCCTCATTCGCTTTGACTTTCCACAGTCTTCTTTGCGTTAAATAATTTATTTGTTTTCTTAAATCTGATTGATTTTGTGCTGTTTGTGTGCTTGATATTCCGTTGCTTGGCGCGGAATCAAAGGAAACGTCATTGCCAAAAATCTTTAGAGTACCATCAGCGCTTCGTGTGCTTGGATTATTTAAGCTCGTCTCCAACGATTGTGTTTGCGCTTGTATTTGTGCATCCAGCTTAATTATATTCGTTCCAAGGGTAGATATTGAGTTTATGTTTATACCGGCAAGGCTTGAAGTATTTATGGGACTACCAGCTCTGTAAAATTGCGGATTATTAGCTAATTGTGGCAATATTGATGTCAATTCATCAAATGCCGAAGCTCTTTGCTGTAACAGCTGTGTAACTTGATTATTTGCATTTGTTATATCAAACTGACCACTCAATAAAAACTGATAGCTACTCTGATTTACAATCAACTTCTTAAATGGGATAAAATTGCCCCAAGATTGATTAGTTTTTATCAAATCATTTATAAGCCCCTTAAAGAATGATTGTGCTCCATTATTATTAGCTAATGAATCTTTATTTAATGCACCTGACGCTAATGATGCTTTAATAAAAGTATTAAAATTATATGGTTGATTTGTTATAAGTAATGATAAAACATTCATTACATCTTGTCCGGCGAACGGATCTTTTGTAAGAGTAGGAGCTGCTTCACTCTTAAAATTGCCGGCTGCGTGCGGTTCGCCAAATAAAGTCAACGAGCCTATTCCTTTTTTCCATTTATATACAAATCCATCAGGATCATTTAATTTTCTTCTAAATACGTTAGAAGCAACTTTTTCCGCATCAACAATTCCCCACGAATCTTGATCGATAATTGATCCTCTAAATCTACCAGATTTTGCTTTTGCAGAATTAGATAAGAATAATGAAACGTTTTCATCCAATAATTGTGGAGTTCCGCCGGTTGCAAATCCAGTCGCCACATCAAAATTGAGATTAAAAGGAGTTAGCGGATCATATAAAGAACTATCAAACGTATCAACAGAAGGTTTTTCATTTATAACATTAAAATCAAAATAATTAGCATTATCTTTTACGCTGACCTTAAGCGTATATTTACCGTCGCTATAACTGTGACTAGCAATTTCAACGATACCTGCAAATACGTGTGTTCCTGCCGCTTGTCTTGTAAAATCATTTCTCATCAGCAGCCATAGCCACAATGGAAAATTAGGCCCGGCTATGGCATTTTTTTCTTCTTCGGCATAAGCACCTCCGCCAGAGTTTCCGCCAAAAGCAGTTGCTAAACTGGCATATGAGCTTTGAATATTACTGATATTTGCATTTAATTGTGTTAACGCTCCAGAAAAACTTGTATTAAATCCTTGCGTCAATTGTGAATCTGTAATTGTTTTGCTGCTAATAAAAATATGTATAACATCCATTGGCTGTATGATTGGTTTATTAGCGAACTCAAGCTTCATACGCTGACGCACATAATTTGTTTTTACATTTGATTGAAATATACCTGAATTAGCGCTATCCTGTAATCCAAGCAAAGAATAAACGTTTTGTATAATTTGTTGAAATAAATCTACTTCTTGATTTTGTAAACCGTTAGCTCCTTGCATTGAAGATGCGTCAATAGAGACAGAAGAACCTATTCCTAATAATCCGCCGTTAAAACTAAAACTAATTGGCGTTGCAGTGTTATCAACAATAGCTTGAACTTTATTATATAAAAAAGAACTATCATTGATAACAAAACTAATTGTAGACGCTCCTCGTCCAGTTCTTGTGCCATTTAACTGCGATTGAAAATTAGATATGCTATTATTTAATGTTTGTTCCGTTAGCTGATAAAAAGAACTTTGGATATAAGCGTTTGAGGCCGTAGATATAGCTTGCTCTATATCATCATTTGATACAAGCATAAGCTTATAAGGATCTTCAATTGTAAAATCGGCCCTTCCTCCCATAAATTGGACCGTATTTGTACAGCTTAAACTTTGAACGTTTGTAAGCTCAAATACTCCGGTACCAACGCCAGTATCAGAATTAAACGGCGTTTGATCGGCAAGCCAAGTTGTTATAGGCGACGGATCAGAAAATTGTTTAACTTGTTTGATCAATTGTAAAGCTGATTGCGTTGCGCCATCAAAAAAGTTCGGACCAAGTAATCCGCTTAATGTATCTGATGAGCTTGTGATAGCCGGAAGTAATGTATCATTTATAGCGCCACCGCTATTTATTATAATGTTTTGTATGTTTGTTAGTTGTTCATATGCAGCGATAGCTTTACATTTATTATCAAATAATATTTTTGTAGCCTTAACAAATAATTTTTCATCAGCATCCATTAAATTATAGTTGTAATTATCTGCTAATGAAGAAAATTGTCTTTTTTTACATAAAAGCGTAACGTTTGGTTCTTGAAGAAGGACTTCTGTAAGTCGTGGTCTTATATTGCGTATCATTCCGTCTTCAATATATGAACGACGTGCAGACGGATCCGGTGTTGGTAACGCCCCAGGATCAAGACTGCTAATTCCGTTTAATATTGCTGTTCCAAGCGCTGCAAATGCGTTCATCGAATCTTCCTCATGTATTAAAATATATCAAACGGATCTATAGCTGAACTACTTTGCTGCGGAATATTAGATGTTTGATTTCCATTTGTTAAGGTTCCGAATGAATAAGGCGTTCCAAACTGCGGATCTGAATTGCTTGGACCATTATTTGGGCTACGATGCCACGGCAAGAAGTTCGAACGGAATCCTCTTTTTTGTGTTACGCTGAATGACAGATCATAAAAAAACATTCCTAAATGATCAACGCTTTCCCTTACAGTAAAGCTTGTAAAAAATCCTCGATATACTTCTCCTGACCAATACATTTCAACAGTCATTGCCAATGATGCTAACGTTGGTGGTTGCTGCGAAGATGGAGCTGCAATTTGTTGAGCGGCACCTAATAATGCGCCGGCTATACTTGCACCAGGACTTGAACCAGGACTTGCGCTTGGTGACGGAGAACCAAATAATGTAGATAGGCTTGGACTTTGATTTGATTGATTTATCTGTGATTGCAGATATAAAGCGTACGGATCAAACTGCACCTGTTCGTTTCTGTATAAATCTTCTAAAACATTTATACCTTCTATTCCAGATGTTCCTGTAGTTCCGCTGATATTAAGAACCGTAAGCTCTTCGCCCCAATATTGTATTGTATATCCGCCTTTTGTTCTTGTGGGAGTTATACCTTTTTTGTAATTATATGAAATATTTTGCGGGTTTATATACATTTGCACAACTGGCCCCTGAGGGATAAGCCAATGCATAATATTTCTTACATTAGTTGCCGGCCTAAAATTGTGAACTTTGCTTTCTGTTCCAAAATTATTCGACGAAGCTGTAAATGAAGAAGGTCCAGATTGAAATGCGCCAGCTTGTTGTGAAGGTGTTAAAGCCATAGTTTATCCATTTAGTAGCTGTCATCGTTCACAGCGTCCGTATGAACACCGTGAGCACCGTTGATTTGATCTCTTTGCATTCTTGAAATCTTGCCATTCACTATATCTATTGCAACCGCTTTTGCAATTTTTTTATTGCATTCGGCACATACGGCTTGAACTTGAATCGTTGAAGACTCTCCTCGACCGCCTGGAATGCCTCCTGCGCCGCCTCTTGGTGTTCTTGATGCATCGCCGGCTGTATCAGCTCTCATATCTCCGGCAACACGGGAACGAGGCGTGACAGCAGCGCCAAAATGTGATGGCACGCCGTCATCAGCTGTATGTGGCGTCATATGAGATGTTCCTGCTGGCGTAGCCCCTTTATGTAAAGCGCTTTTTTGTTCTCCGGCTTTTTTAGCATTACTACCAAATATGTTGCTAAGAACGTCAGCTACGCTATCTTTTAGTGTCTCGATCTCTTGCTCCGGAGTTCCTTCAGTATGTTGCATTTTACGCTTATCTGTTGCAAACATTTGTTGAGCTGCTCCAGTGCTTGTAGCTTGTCTCATTGTTTTATCAATGAAGTCGCTGGCAGGCCCTTTTGATCCTGTTAGATTACGTTGTGCCGCATATGCTGTAATCGCCGCATACATTACTTGTTTCTCCGCAAGATTTGTAAGAAGAACAGTACCATCTGTTTGTCTCTTTTGAAGAGCAGTTCCTTTATCAACAGATTCTTTTAATGCTGCTTCCGGTGACGCAATTTTTGATGAAGCTATCTTGCCTTTTGCCATAGCATCAGATATTGCAATAGCTTGATCTCTTGTGTCTGCCATTTTTGTTGGACCGCTTTGCAACAATAGAAGTTGTTTTTCACGCTGCGCGGCTGCTGCACCGCTTGTATCTTTCGCGGCTTCTTCTGTTGAAACAAGTCTTCCTCCCATTTGTTTTCTGAGACTTTCCTCTACCATTTTTTGGATATCTTCGGTTTTTCCTTGCTTTTTGAGAAGATCGATTTGAGCAGAGCCTTGAAGCCCACCGGCTCCACCTGCCGTTGAAGATAAAAACGCTTGCTGTGCGGTGCCCATATTTGCAATACTTTTTGTAGCAACCTGAGCTAATTCGGCAATTGTTTTTGGCCCGATTCCGCTGCCCTTTAACGCTTCATTAAAATTGCCCAAAATTGAAATAGCCCCCTGTGAATTATCACCAAGAAACTTAAATGAATCAGCGGCACTTTCCGTATATTCTTTTACAATTTGTAAAGGCATTTGCATTGCACGAGAAGCAGATGATAAACGTGAAACGTATTCAAGCGCTTTTTGTCCGGTTGTTCCAAATCTTTCATAAACAGTATTTATTTCGTTGAATACTGCGTGAAAATCCTGGCCGGTTCCGGTTGCTACCTTCATCGAAGCTTCAAGAAGACGCATCTCTTGACCACCAGCCGATGTTGATTTGACCATCATATCCAACGCGCCAGGAATATGCATAAGCTCACTTGCATATTGGCCGGTTTCTTTCGTTGTCATTCCTGTCGCATTAGCAGCAGCGCTTGTTATGATTGTAAAATCTTGCATTTTTGCATCAAGACCTGACATATCACTGCCAATTTGATTAAAAACATTTCCAAGATCGCCGGAAGCACTTGCTATTGCCAGCATACCAGATTCAAGCTTTTTTGCATCGTTTGCAAGTTCCATAGCCGGGCCAAGATTTGCTAATTTTTTAGCAACCCATTCACTGCCAGGCAATGTTGATAATAATTTACCAACACCTGTTAAGGTTGTCTTCATATGGTCAAAGTTTGCTGATGCCATATTTGTAGCGCTAGATATTTTCTCAAAAGCATCAGGGCGTAATCCTGATTTTAATACGACTCCAACAACAGCCGCTTGCAATCCAATAGTGACAAGCTTATCGCCTGTTACTCCGATAGATTCGGTAAATGATTTCATTGCCCCTTCTGCCGCTTCAACATCAACGACTAAATTATCTTTCATCTCATGCCCGAGCGCAGACATTCCTTTGCTCGTATTTTCGGCCATTTTATTCAAGCTTGTAAAGGCTTCGCGAAGTTTATCAGAACTGCCAGACAATTTTTGGAAAAAAGCAACGGCAGCAGATGGATCCATCTTATCAAAGAACGCTTTTAATGAGTCAAGTGTAATATCAGCTGTCGCCATTTAGCAGTACCCTTCTATGTCGTTTTTTAATACTTTTTCTATTCTTTTCGAGCATTTCTTGCGTAGTCCTTTCGAAATCTTCTTCGCTTGATTCGAAAACAGGATTTTCGGACTTAATCATTTTCTGTGCCATCTCAGGATTTGCAAAAGACCCTTGCAAAATTGCATAGCTTCTTGCAAATTCATTTTGTTCCTCAAAATCAGAAAGCCAGCTTTCATACATCCATAGCTTCAAGACAGGATTTAGATTTTCGAACCAATCATCATCCGGTAGTTTTTGATATGTTTTAGATAAGAACCATAAGAATCTATGCTCTGGTTCTTTAACTATTTTTTTATTTCCGCAGCTACCTCCTGCGCGTCTTTCGCGTCAGCTATTGAAAACTTATCTTCATTTGCTTTTGTCATTTCTGTATATGCTGTATATAATCTGTTGACAATATGCTCTTCTGAATCATTTATGAACTCTATTAGAGTAGAAAGATCGTCTCCTCCAAGAACTAAACCTATTGGTTGGTCATCAATTTTTGATATGCATCTGGCTAATGTTTGCGCGCGCATTTCATATAATGCTTCGGCAGAAATTGCAATTTGCGCAACGTGCTTGATTATATCACTCATTTCTTTTGCTTTTAGAGAACGAATTGTAAACTTATATCCCTCTATTGTTATGTCAGATGTAAGCCTGCCGATGCCCGTCAATATTTCGGCTCGTAGTTTTGATTCAGATGACGGTTTTTTCTGCATAGCACGTATTTCTTGTCGCTTTGCCTGCATTTCATTAAACTGATCAACCGTCAATTCAACCTGCTGCCCTGGAACTTGCGGGGCATATGGCAATCGTTCTTGCGAAGCCGGCGCTTGTTTTTGCGGAATATCTTCCCAGCTATCATCGGATACCGTTAAAACTCTGCGTTGGCCGGGACTTGCAAATGATTTATTGCCCAATGGGCTTTTAATTTCTGACATATTTTATTCCTTTGTATTATTGATGCGGCATCAATATATACATATTGATGCGATAATATACCATAGATATTATCCGTACAGGATAATATATCGCGAATGATTTGATTTTTATTGTTTTTGGATCGAAATGATCCGGATTGTTTTGGATCGAAAAGATCCATGGCGGGCAATATAATATCTTAATATGCCTAATTCTTAGACAGCCGTCAAGAATATTTTGTTTAGCAGAATACGGGTGAAGATTTGAGAGGGCCGAACATTTCTTAGAACAAACTTATTTTTCGAAGCTTTTTTATCTGCTCTTTGCAAGAAAACCACCGCCATTTATGGCGGTGGTTTTCTCGCATGTAGATAATTTGTTTTAATTTCTAGGATCTTGCATAAATGCGTTAAGCAAACCCGACGAATCGATGGCACCTGTGTATAAGCCTGAATCGGCCTGCTGCTCATATTGATCCAAAATAATCGGATTAGTTCTACCATTTGACACAGACTTAGCAACATTCTGATTATTTAGCACGCTGTAAATGCGCTGAGCTTCAAAGCTCATTGTATCTACGATAATATAATCATCTGATGAATACGTATATCTTATATCTTTAATCCAAACATTTGATATTGTTGTAATAATTGCGTTTCCAGGATCTGAATCCATAAAAATATCTTGAATCTCAATATCAAAAGGAATACGCTGTGAAGCTACGTGCACGAATGATCTGCTAAATGCTTCTGCGATTCTCATACGATCAAAACGCGTACGTACACAAGAGCCAGTAATATCGGTTGATTTGGTAGGTGCGCCATCAATATGGCCATCTGTACCAACTTCATCAACCATCTTTATAGTACGCGCTTCCGTTACTTCCAAAGATTTAACAGCACCAACAACATTACCGCTAACTTTTATGATAATATTTGTCGAAAGATGCGTTCTTGTTGAGTTATTACCGTTACCATCTGTTAACGGCGTGGTGGTATTTCGTGTAGAAGTCATTTTTTATCCTAAAATAAAATTATCGAGAGATTTATTGTTTTACATCTCATATGAGAGACAAATGTGTTATATAACGCCAACACTAACTGAGATTGAAATAAAGTTAACAGGAAAGTTAGGTTGTACAGCTACTGACACGTCGTACTGAGTCGGATCGATACTATCTCTTACAACCTTCAAATTAGCGAACGCCGTTATTAGTCCTTGTGATATAAAGCTTTGACAAACAGCGTTTGCTCTAGCCATCAAACTTCCTTGCAGCGTGCTTGATTCTGCTGTACCTGCATAGCTAGCAAATGCAGCTCTGAAGCTTTTCGCGATACGGTCTCTAATAAAGACAATGCTTATTTCCTGTTCTTCTGGCGCTCCGCTTTGAGATGTCGTCAATCCCCAAACTACAGTGCCACCGCCTATTGCCGGCTGCAATGTTGTTATACCTGCGACAGCAAGATTTTGTAGAACAAGAGGTCGGAAAAGTCTATTACGAAGAATAGAGAACCCGGTAAGTATCTTATTTGTTAGAGGAATAGCAACGTTTAATGTACCAGATAAGAACCCTGCCGCAGCTGGCGCAAGGAAGAATCCGTCTACTATCGTTTGGCTTCCGCCTATTTGTACGACGATTTGATCTGGATAGAAATAAACAACTCTAAAAGTATTGCCATATGAATTAGGTACACTATAATTTGTCAAATCTTCTATATCGCCACTAAGTATTTCTTGAACTGTATTACCGTGAATACCTTCAAGCGGCCCCAATGATTCAACAGCCGCAGGAGTTACTCCTGTAACGTTGTCAGGTGTAAGTCCATTTATAGCCCCTATAAACAAAACTCTTTCTTTACGATTTTGAGTATTGCTCATATTTATACAATGAACTTCTGATGCTGCAAAGATAGCGCTTATTGTTTGTGACGGAAGAGGAACCACTATATCACATTCAATTGTTTCAATAGCCGCTAATGCAGCCTCCCAGCCTACATCGAAGAATGGCGCGTCTTTAACATCTATGACTGTGACTCTTAAAGATTGTCCGGCAGATAGCGCTAAATCTTTTGTTAAAAGAATGGTGGCGCTTGTTGCCGTGCTATCAAGAACCTCAAATGTAGCCATTGTAGAATGCGTAAACGATGATATACCATTACTAATTGTTGCTACTCCATTAGTAGCAGATACGATTGTATATGTATTAGCATTTAGATCTGGATGTAATACTTTTAATGTTTTACCAACATCTGTTGATGTAAATCCTACCAACTGGCTACTTATTGTTGCGCTGGTTGGGCCGATAGATGTAATAACACCATCTTGAGATCTTTTATCTACAGCCTCTTCTAACACAACGGTATATGAATAATTCAACGAGCCAAACATAAATGTGTTTGGTGATGTTGTATATCCTGCATTGTAAAATGCAACTTTATTTGGTAATATTTGTGTTTCAACGCCGGTTGAAGGATCAGTAATAAAGAAGTGCACATCACTATCAACGTCTGGAATGATGTTTAATGGAAGCGGAAACTCTAAATCGTCAGATGTCACTCCTCCAGAAGCTGACGTTTCAAGCTCATAAGAGACCCTTCGCGGTATGCTTGGGGCAGTTTCGCAAGCCCATACGCCAGGAGTTCCGTTAGCAAATGATAATTGTGCGCCGAGGCTTAATCGATTTACAAGGCTAGGAACACCGTGTTTTGTTACCAAAAGATCCATATCCGTGAAAAACTCTGGATCGTTGATGTCAGCTTCAGATATATAAGTTGCAGTTAAAGAATCTCCTTTTACAAGAGTTCCGCTTTGCACCATTACCGTAAACTTATCACCTTCTCTAAAAGCGGTAGAACCTTCTGTTATAGAGAAGCTTAAAATTGTATTATTTAGAGTTGTACCATTTGATTGCCAAATAATTTGATTGCCATAACCATCAAGCAATATTCCGCTTACAGAGCCTTGTGCGATGAATCTTGCATAGCCGTCAATTGGATTACCATATCCATCTCTTAGAACAGTTGAACATTTAACGGTCCAAGTTTCTGTTGGCGCGTTTAGATCTAAAAGGCTTAAACCATTTATTGTTCCGTTGCCAACATTTAGCTGTCCAGCTGTAAAAAACGTTCCACCCTGGTCTACAATAGACGCAGATTGTAGCTGTATATGTCCAGTTGTGATGTCTAATTCATAATCAAACAATGAGCTAAAAGTTGTTGTTATAGGATTTTCATAACCAACTAACGGAATACCATTCTTAAATAGGGTAGTTCTATTGGATATTACCGGGAAATACGTTAGTGAAAAATGTCGGCCATCTGAACCTTTTGTTGTGCTATAGGTAGGATCTAAACCATCCTTACCAGCGCCCAAAGCAGATGAAACTACAGTTTCAGTACGATACCCTTCTCCCAAAATGACAGCAGTTCTTATGCCGCCAGGAACATTAACGGCGTTAGATTGCGTAGTAACGTTGGTATACGCACCAGGTAATGGATTAACGGTTCCTTGAATATTTGCCATAATTATTTCCTATAAAAAAATGCTTCATACGAATACTGTATTATTACCTATTGTTTGCTGTTCTTGTTAAAACCGAATAAAATATTTACATATATGTATGAATATTACTATAAGCTCTGTAAAGCGCTGATTAAATCTATTGTTGTGCTTATTTCTAAATTAGGTGCTAATGCCGGCGGATTGACAGCTAAATTACCTAAATCCATACAAATATTTATTGCGGAAATTATATTTCCAACAGGTATTTGTCTTCTCCATTCGCTTCTTATATCAAATGTTATTGTTTGCTTAAATAATTTTCCATTTCGATCGTCTGTTTCAGAGGGAGATCCTGCGCTCGGACTTCCCGATTTAATTACAACACCCGAGTTTTTCATATCATTAAATCTTGTATCAACAAAAAGTATTGAAACTAATTCAACCAATTCATCTCTTGCTCTTGGAGATTTTGTTTCAACATCAACAGTAATTGAACCTTCCCACGCACCAGCTTGAACGAAATAAACTGGTGTCTGAAATATCTTTTGATTACCATATCCATCAATAAATACAGTATCTTCCCATTGAAGACTATCTTGGTCGCGGCTCATTGATAAAGGAACAGATTTTGATCCACCATTTCTTACAAGAAGAGATGGATAAAAAATCATATCCTGTCTATATGGTTCTCCTATAAACAATCTTGTTGTTAAATTATTTTCTAACCCAGCATCTGCCGGCATATTTGTGTGATCGGGCACCTTTGGAAATCCATATTGATCCGCTTGATATCTGTAATATGAATCATCATTAAAAAACGCTCTCAAAGTTTCTATAAAAAGTTCTTTTGGGAACGAAATCATAGTTTGCTGCACATAATTATGCAGGTTATACAAATCTGTTTTTGTAAAATTAAGTGTTCCCATTTACCACCTATATACTATCGTTACAGGAGATATCCATATTTGACCATTACCTGCGTCCATAGCATTTGAACTTATTGATAATTTTGGAAATCTTCCTGTTACATTTGACGGCACCATCGGACATGTTGGGTAAGCAAATACATACGGAATTGATATAACCTGAAGTGCCGTATATGGATTTGTATTTATTTGACCAGTCATTGATGATGAGCCGAAGTTTACAAGCATATTATTGCCAGTTAAACCGTTTGTTGTATTAGGTGCATTGACAACATTAGCTCTCAACGGGCCAATATTACCAATGCCGTTAGCTATTTGCGTTGTGCATAATACATTTACATTTATACTTGTTATATATGCGCCATATGGAACAAAACTTTGTAATGGAATTGACCATATAAAAGAATTGGGCTCAAAAGCGTTGCCAGTGTTATCCAGCTGAAACATA